AACTAACCGGATCTACAACTCGCCGCGAAAATAAATATAAACTAGTAGCAGACGATACTGGTGCAACTCAGTGTGTTCTTATGGATTGTTCGGTGACTTCAGATTGTAGTGGACTACCAGACTGTTAATCAAATGAGTATTCATTTTAGATCAAGAATTTCCAATCAACAAGTAAAACCAACCGTGAATACTGGTGGAAGTGGTTGGTGTTGTTCTACTAATTCTGTGGTACTCAACAGAAGCCAATGCCAAGGAGGTTTTTTTATTCTTGGTGGAACAAATTCAACCTTTTGTCCACAAACTAACGCTTGTATTCCTAATCTTATTGGCACCCAAGGAGCTTGCTGTTATTGGAAAAATGTAAATGGAGTATATACACAAACTTGTGAATCGGTAGAGAGCGCAATAGAATGTGCTGATAAAAACCAAGGATTGCTCGACGGATTATATCCAAGTTTTACACTAAACGGAACGTGTATCGCAGATGGTGGTAATGTTTCTTGTAATGGTGTAAAAAATGATAATAGTTTAGTGCCAGAACCAGAAACGCTGGACAGCACAAATTCAAAGATAACACAAAAAAATATACTAGGACATTGTTGTGATGTTGCAAATGCAGAATGCAAAAAGACTATAGAAAGTGAATGTGGTGCGTTTTGGGCACCTCCAGACATAACCGGATTGTATTCTTGTAATACTAATATATGTGATGGCGTTATATCATCAACTTCTTCAAATATAAGAACTCCTCCATCAATTTATCGATCACAAGTAGATGCTTCTACCAATTATATTAAAAAAATACCTGAAATAGGACAATATTATCAGGGAGGGGTATACGTTGGTACCTTTAGTGTAGCTACAAATAAAGAGTCTTTACTGTACGGCAATCGTAATACCGGTAGTCCTTCTGTATATTCTGCGCGTTATGGAAATGGTGGTATAAATTCATTAACGTGGATTTTAGTGGCAGATGATCAAGATTTAGATCAAGAACTCCCTTATAATCTAGAAAATGAAACCGGTAACAGTATTAACATTTCTTATTCTGATGGATTATACAATACAGATACTAATGTAGAAACAAATTTAATTAAATACATTAAAAATTACAAAAAACAAGGATTCCAAGACTGGTATTTACCCAGTCAGGATGAATTGGCTTTTTACTTTAATAATATAAAATTAGATACAAATGTTTATAAAGATGCAAATTTAAAAGATGGATTATACTTATCATCAACCGGATTTGAACTAAAAACTAAACAAAAAATATCTACAAGATATTATAACTATGCTCAGGACGCTAATTCTTCTTCTTATGGAGATGTTTCCCTTATTAGTAGAAATGCTCCTGTAAAAATTCGTTTGTTTAGAAGAATTTATTTAATAGAAAAATAATAAATTGATTTTTTGTGAATACTAATCTATATAATTATAAGGAGTTATATTATGGGCTGTGGATGTAATAAAAATAAAAAACCAGACAATAACAACGAACAGAATACTAATTCTAATCCTATTACTTTTAGAAATGTTGCGCCAGAACCTGCTAAAAAAGAGGGAATACTCAATAAAATGAGTATGGTTAAAAGCTTTGCTGGTGCTATAGTTTCTAGAGGCGTAAACGATAAAAAAACAAACCCACCAACCAAACAACTGAGAGTTTTAAGTTGTTTTGGTAACAGTGATCGTGGTGGAGAATTGCCTCCATGTGAACATTTAAAACAAAGCACAACAGAAGGAAAGCATTATTGTGGTGGTTGTGGTTGTGGTGATAAACCTCATACTTGGTTAATGGCAAATGGAGAAAATTACAGTAAATTAGATTATCCCCGATTAAACTGTCCATTAAACATGCCTGGATTTAGTAATTATCAGCCAAGTGCTCCAGATGAAGCTAATGAGCCAATTACTAGACGTTATTATATTGAAAACATAGATTTTAATGAAGTTTTAAAAACTCCTATAACTCTACCAGATAATATTCCCCAACAAGAAACTGCACCAAAACAGGATCAAACTAATGTAAATCCTGATCCACAAACATAATACCAAATCAAATGTTTAATTGTCATAAATACTTTTAAGGTAATTTATGGCAAATTTAAACTCAAGAGAAAAATTAATTCAATACTGCCTAAGAAATCTGGGCGCACCTGTTGTTGAAATAAACGTAGATTGGCAACAATGCGAAGACCGTTTAGACGAGGCTTTGGATTACTTTACGGAACGCCATTTTGATGGCGTTGAGAAGGTATTCTTTAAATACCAACTAACACAACAAGATATAACAAATCAATACATTTCCACAGATGATATAGGACCACCAAATGGTGTAGACGGTCCAACCGGAAAAGATATTGTTTCTGTAGTTAAAGTTATGCAATTTGGTAATTTTTCAAACATTAATATGTTTGATATTCGATATCAAATGGCCCTGACCGATTATTTTGGTGTGAATAGAAATTTACAAGGCACACATTCTCTTGGTTTGGCAAATTACGATGCCATGATGCGTTATATTAAATTGATCGAGGATTTCTTTCAACCAGAAAAAGCAATTGTGTTTAGTAAAGTTACAAATAAACTACAATTAAACATGAATTGGACAGAAGAAGTTAAAGTTGGGGATTGGCTTGCTATTCAAGCTTATGCTATTTTAGATCCCGAAAAGAATACAGAAATTTATAATGATCGTTATTTAAAACGTTATGTAACTGCATTAATAAAAAAACAATGGGGTGCAAACATGTCAAAATTTGATGGAGTTGCCCTTCCAGGTGGAGTTACTATGCGAGGTGGAATAATATACGAACAAGCTATACAAGAAATTGCACAAATCGAACAAGAGTTCTTATACAATTCAGAACTACCAGTAGATTTCATGACAGGATAACATGGCAACTAATCCGTATTTTAAAGACTATTCTGATGAACAAAATCTTGTAGAAGATCTTACTATTGAAATTATTAAAACAATGGGAAGAGATATGGTGTACATTCCCAGAGAAAAATTTAATCAAGATCTTTTATTCGGCGAACAACTTGGAGTATATTTTAAAGTAGGTATCCCGTTAGAAATGTACGTGGATTCTGTGATGGGGTTTGATGGGCAGGGCGATATTGCCAGTAAGTTTGGTCTAGAAATTCGAGACAATATTAATTTTACTATTGCAAAAAAACGATTCATACAAGAAATACAAACTAAAATACCAGAAATTATTAGACCACGCGAAGGCGATTTAATATTTTTTCCGTTAGCCAGAGCTCTATTTGAAATAAATTTTGTTGAACACGAAAATCCATTTTATCAATTAGGTAAATTGTATTGCTACAAACTATCTTGCGCCCTCTTCACATACAATGAAGAACAAGTTCGTACTGGAAATTCGGATATTGATAGCGTTGAAACATACGAACACGGTCAGACTGCAGAAAATACTGAAATTTCTAATTTAGATAATGGTATTTTAGATTTTACAGAAACAGATCCTTTCTCTGAAGGTAACTATTAATGTTTACATACTACAAAAACGAAAGTATAAGAAAATTAGTAATAGCGTTTGGTTCGCTATTTAATAATATTCATATTATGCAAAAGACACCTACAGGAGAAAACAGAGACCTTTTAGTTTCTATTACGTATTGTGCTAAAGAAAAATTTATTAAACGTTTAATTTATCCCAGCTCTATTACTGATAATACACGTGTCGAGCTTAATATGCCTCAGATCGCATTTGAAATAACAAACATCACATATGATCCTGTTAGGCATATAAACAAAATGAAGAAAAAAACTACAGACACGACCGGATTAACCGCAGCATATGCTTATGCAGAGGTTCCTTATAATTTTACTTTTGGTCTGTACGTATACACTAGAAATATAGACGAGAATCTTCAAGTGATGGAACAAATTCTTCCTTATTTTAGTCCAGAATTTGTTATTACTATGAACAACACAGAATTGCATCAAAAAGTAGACGTTCCTATAACTTTAATGCAGACAAATTTAATTCAAGAATACGAAGGCGATTTTAACGAGAGAAGATCTATTATTAGTTCTTATATGTTTAATCTTAAATCTTATGTTTACGGTAAGATATCAACAGACTACAATATAACATCTTATCAAGGAATTTCTGAAATTACACCAGAAGGTATTACTTTTGGTTTTACAGGATAAAAAATTATGAGCGATGATATTATTAGTAAATCTTTGGGTATTGATTTTATTGGTCCAGTGGAAGAAACTCCAACTAAACCAATAGAAGCTAAAGAAGAAAAAAATTTAGATACAGACTTTCAATACGCTAAAGACAATATAAAAATGTTAATAGCAAACGGTTCGGATGCTATAGATGAAATATTAAAAGTAGCAAAGGCAGGAGATTCTCCTAGAGCATATGAAGTCGTATCTCAACTATTAAAAACTGTTGCAGATATGAATAAAGATCTTTTAGATTTACACCAAAAAGCAAAAACAGTAAAAAAAGAAACAGTAAATGTAAAGAACACAACAAACAATTCAATTTATGTTGGTTCTACCAGTGAATTGCAAGATTTAATTAATAAAGATCGAAGTAGAACTAAGGCTTTAAACAGCCAAACCTTTTTAGATAATAATAATGGGCTATAAGAAAAAAACCGGATATCTAGGCAATCCTAATCTAAAAGAGATTGGGACGCAAATAGAATTTACAAAAGAGCAGGTTGAGGAATATATCAAATGTTCCAATGATCCTGTGTATTTTATTAAAAAATATATTAAGATTGTAACGCTAGATAAAGGTCTTGAGCCGTTTGAGCTTTACGATTATCAAGAAGACATTGTAAATACCATTCAAAATAACAGATACGTTATTGCTAAACTACCCCGTCAGACCGGTAAGACTACCACTACAGTTGCGTGGATGGTTCACTATTTAATATTCAATCAAAACGTCAATATAGCAATTCTTGCTAACAAATTAAAAACTGCAACAGAGATCATGAAACGCTTAAAGGAAGCTTACGAGTATCTTCCTAAATGGTTGCAGCACGGCGTAATAGAATGGAACAAGACTTCTATTTCTTTAGAAAACGGTTCTCGTGTCATGGCGTCTGCTACATCCGCTTCTGCGGTTCGCGGTGGTTCATATAACGTCATCTTCTTAGACGAGTTTGCTCACGTTCCTTCAAATGTTGCAGACGAGTTTTTTAGTTCAGTGTATCCTACTATTACATCTGGTCAGACCACAAAAGTTATTATTGTTTCTACACCAAACGGTCTAAACATGTTTTATAGTCTTTGGCAGGGAGCAAATAAAAAATCAACAGAAGAAGGAAAAAGCGAATACGTTCCAATAGAAGTTCATTGGAGCCAAGTTCCTTTGTATCCAGGTGGTCCTATGCGAGACCAAAAATGGAAAGAAAGAACTATAAAGCAACTGGGTGGCGGATCAGGAGGAGAACAAAAGTTTCAAAGTGAATACGATTGTGATTTTATTGGTTCCTCTAATACTTTAATATCCAGTGCTAAACTTCACGTGTTATCAGCCAAAAAACCATTAGGTTACACAAAAGAAGGTCTTTGGATATACGAAGAGCCTAGAAATGAAAGAACATATGTAATGACTGTGGATACTTCCAGAGGCCAAGGAAAAGACTATAGTGCAATATTAGTTTTTGATATAACAGAAGCCCCGTATAAGGTTGTAGCAAAATATAGAAACAATATAATATCTCCCATGCTTCTTCCAACTATA